TAACGCCTTTGCTGCGCTGCGATTTGGCAATCCCATCCGAGAAGCAGCAAGGGTAATTCCTGCATTTGGCAGTAGTGTGCAATTTGTGGCAAAGACAGGTAATGCTGCTAACAGCACAAACCCCTGGCTCTACGCCGCCACTCCAAACACCGGCTCACCGAACACCGCTACCAGCATTTGGCAATTGCCAACCCGAGTAGTTAGCGCCAGCTTGCCCGTGCGAACAGCGGTACTGAGCGACATTAATTATTTGAATGAAACGCTAGTTGAAGATTTAATGATGGAATTCGGAGCTGTCGAGGCGGCATCTATGATTCTGAATAACGACCAATCAGGTTCTTCAACTACAAGCACAGGCGCAACAAGCGGTTTGCGTGGTTTAAACACTTATTCATCAAATGCAACCACAGCCAGTTACGGTTCAAGCGGCACAGCAATCACAAATGGTATTCATACTATTGTGACCACACCACAAGCGAGTGCGGCTATTGCTTATGGTGACATTGTGGATATGACAAGGCTTTTTCCTGCGCAATATTGGTCTATGCCAAGCAACGCATGGATGATGCACCCAACGACAATTCATAATTTGCGTAATTTAGGCGGTGCAAATATTAAACAATTTGCCGAAGTTGGCGACGGTGATGGTGGTGCTGTTGTATTTATGTTTGGTTTTCCCGTAATTCCAAATCCATATATGCCGTTAATTGGTGCTAGTAACATTTGTGCTTATTTGGCTAATTGGAATCGTTTTGTAACTATTGCAGATGCCGAGGAAATGACCATACAAGCGTTTGACCAAACTCAGGCAGGGTATATAACCTTGTACGCAGAAAAACGCCTTGCAAGTACCATTCGTGACCCGTTTGCTGGTGTTCGTTTAGTCGGGGTTTAATAATGGCTAACAATATTGGATTGTCTGATGGTAATTACGGTGCGCCAACACGCAATCCGTTTAATTACGAAAAATTTGAACAGATCAATCGTGATATTGCTACTCCTTGGTTAAGCCTTGACCAAATTACACAGCAATTGAATTTGTTTGGCGATGAAAGTCAAGACACGTATTTGTCAGGGTTGGAATTAGCAACACGCCAAGCCATTGAAGATTATTTGGGAATGTCTATATTTCCAACCAGTTATAGGGTTTACTATAATGCGGCTAGTCTTTATGGCACGCCATTAACGCTTGATTTGCCCGAAGTAAGTCAGGGATATAGTACAACTCAACCTAATGTAACAATTAATGCAGTTAAATTTTGGACAGACGCAACAGTACCAACTTTGCCAAGCAACTTAAATGCAAGCAGGACTTCGCCTGTGTTTTGTGATTACACCACAGTTAGCAACGTGTATGCGTCATATCCAGTTGTACAACAAGCTGGCTTGTTATTGTTAACCCATCTTTACAATCAACGTAGCGATACGACAGAAGGACAATTGAAAAACATTCCTTTTGGCGTTGCCGCTTTGCTTCGCCCGTATAAACCTTTGGTGATGTAACGCATGGCTATCGCACGGTATGAAAACATTACTGTAAATAGCCTGTCCTTCGGAGTAAGCACCTTTGGCGAACAAACTACGACCTCAACGCTTTGGTTTGAAACCCGTGCTTTGGTTAAGTCCGTATCTAATCATGTAGCAATATCGGAAAAATATCGAGTATATAGCGATATAGTCAACTTTACTTTAAATTACACGCCTAACACTAAAGAGATGATTGACAACCAAAATCTTTACAGCATTAATTGGAAAAATTTAGATTGGCGTATTGATAACGTAAGGGAAACAGATGACAGGATGCACGTCATTATTCTTTGCGTTAGAAATGACCCTGTGGTGGCTCAATAATGGCGCAGATGAATCCCGACCAATATGGCAAGGCAATTCAATATCAATTGTCCAGCATAGTAACGCCTGTGCCTGTATATGCGGCTTTTAACCGTAACTTTGCTACACAGCCCAAGTTTTTAACATGGATGCTAAGAAACGTACATCAGCCTGTCTACACTGGACAGAATCAAAACAACAAAGGCATTGACACGCCAGTTTTTCAAATAAGTATTTTTACGCAAGTTATAGAAGATGGTTTCACAATTTCCAATACCGTATTACAATCCTTGCATGGGTTTAGTGGGCTATTTGGTGGTGCTACAAATGGTTTCCAAGTTGCAAAGGCAGATGTGCAATGGCTGTACAACTCCTACGATAACGAGGATAAACTGGCGCAAATCTTTTTAGATTGCACTCTGTACATTTCAACATAATACATTAACTCTGCAATTTTCAAAAGGAACAAATTATGGCTTTACCAAATAAAGTTTTATCAGGTTTTACAGCCGCAATGTACGCACAGCCAAGCGCAACGCCTACGCCTTTAACTTTGGCGCAATTATCAACGCTTGGAAACGTATCAGGAATCGCTATATCGGGCAATCTGATGAACATTGAGACTGTTCCTGCATTTGGTCAAGATGATGCTGTTGCTAGTTTTGCTGTTGCTGGCTCAAGACAAAGTGACAAAATTCCAACACAAAGCGCACCCACAAGTATGACAATTACTGCGGCATGGAATCCAAGCGACACCGTTTTGTTGTTAATTCGTGGCGATGCTTATTCGGGGCAAGTAGAAAGAACGTATGTTATTGCCGCAACCGATGGCTCAAACATTGTCTATTACGCTTTTAATGGTCGTGCGTCACAATGGACTATTGACGCTTCACCAAGTGCAGAGTCAAAAGCAATCTTTACCATTCACCCAAGGGGCAACCTATACGGTTGGTCTAACAACGCTTAACAAAGGAAAACATCATGGCTTTACCATCAAAAGTTCTATCAGGTTTTGTAGCATCAATGTGGATGCAAACAGGCGCATCACCAACAGCATTTACCACAGCCAACTTATCCGTTTGGACAGCACAAGTAACTACGTTAGTAGGCACTACGGCTGGCGGCACAGGCGCATCAGGAACACAATTAAACATTGAAACTGTCCCAGCGTTTGGTCAAGACGATGCAGTAGCATCATTTATGGTTGCTGGTTCACGTCAATCGGACAAAATTCCTACACAGTCAGCACCAACCAGTATGACTATAACTGCCGCATGGAATCCTAGCGATACAGGGCTGTTATTGATTCGTGGTGACGCTTACTCAGGTTTGATTGACCGCACCTATGTGGTTGCCGCTTATGACGGTACAAACACCGTTGCGTATGCTTTTAACGGCAGAGTTAGCCAATTTACAATTGATGCTTCACCGAGTGCTGAAGCCAAATGTATATTTACTATTCATCCAAGAGGCAACCAGTACGGCTGGTCGAATAATACATGAGCGAGCAATTAAAAGACGCTCTAAATACTTTAACGTCTACGTTTCAATCCCTGCATTTGGTTGCAAGAGGGTTAATCGTAGACGCACAAGAAGTAGCAGACGCATTAAAAACTGCTACTCCTGACACAGCAGAATATGTTGCTTTACAGGCTTTGGCTGAATACAACCCTGTACAACAAACAAGCAAATCAATCAAAAAGGTTAGCCAAGAGGAAACATGACCGACACTATATTACAAGACACTAAAATACAGAATACGGCTGACTTATTAAGTTTTTTACAAACCCAGTCCGAACAACGTAAGGATTGGTTTGGTTTTATTCAACAAAAACTAACGGCTGTATCGCTGGCGCACAAAATTGCTGAACGTCATGCCGATAAAATGACTCCTGACGAAGTTGTTAATTACGCTAAAGAAGTAACAGAATTGCTTTATCATAAAGTTGCAAAGCCAAACGCATGGAGATTTTAATATGTCAGGCGTGGTTATTAAACTTGAAGGGATAGGCGATGTTGAAAAAGCATTGCGTGAATTAGAAATTGAATTTGGCGATAAATTAGCACAAAGCAAAGTATTAGTTCCTGCTGTACGAGAAGCCATGAAGCCTGTTTTAGCGATGGCAAAAGCAAACGCACCAAAAGACACAGGCGCATTGGAACGCAGTTTAATTGTTGAAGCAAGACGACCCACAAGACGAGACAGGCGCTCTAAATACATTACTCAAACGGATACTGTAATTGCGGCTGTAACAACGGCATCAGGAAAAAAATTAGCCAAAATGGGTTTAAAGTCTGACGCTAGAGCAATAGCACAAGAATTTGGCACAGCAAAAACGCCATCACACCCATATTTAAGACCAGCATTGGAAAGTCAATCACAAAATACTGTGGCTTTATTAGCCGATATATTAAAAAGACGAATACAAGAATTTTCAAACAAAATGAGGAAATGACATGACAAAAATAGCAAATGTTCTTGGTGACAAATACGAAACAAAAAGGCGGGACATTTTTACTCGACAATTTGAATTGGGTGGGCATACGTTTAAAGTACGAATCCCTTTTGTAGCAGAATCAGACGCTATTTATAAAAAGATTATGTCTCCTGATGAAGAATATATAACCGAACTTTACATCAAAATGGCAGAGCCGTTATTAAAATTTAAAGACGAGCCAAATGAAGGCTTGGAATTTAAAGACGATGATGTTTTGGTTGGCGGTAGGTCTATTCGAGAAGCGGCAAAAAACAAAGCCATGACGGAAGCAAAAATAACAGAATATATAAATCATTACAACAAAAAGAACAGTGTATGCCCAGCCTTGCCTTTCAAATACATC